AAGAACCTCACGACTAAACCTAAAAAGGTACGCGGGAAGACCCTCGCTTTTGTCCACTGTTTTAATGTCACCTTTAAGGTACGCTTCCACGATGCCATGATACTTAGTTCCTCTTAATGCTGATGTACGACGGACTTTCTCCGCTTCTTCAAATCCTACACGTTCTTCCCATGCTTTTAGAGTCGCACTAGATATGTGACTCACGATGGTGGTGACGGAGGGATACCAATTATCTTCGGGAGTCTTATAGAATCGTCTCCCTTTCACCTGTGTTGCTGATAGAGGTTTGAGTTCCTTAACAGCACCTACATGATTAAATGTTTTCATTAAGTTTGAAATCCAAGATTGATTTTGCTAACAAGATACTCTCTTACCATACCAGATCTTACGATATCTTCAATACCAAACTCTGTACAATCAAATGATGGCATTGTCTGTAAGATCTTCATGAAGTCTAACACACCTGTTCTCTCGTTTGTTTTTGTCAGGTCAGACTGTGTGTAGTCTCCTGAGAATATGATCTTAGCATCTTCACCTACACGAGTAATGATTGAATCAAGTTCGTGGAAGTTTAGATTACTAAACTCATCTACTATTATAACACACTTATCCAAAGTGACACCCCTTATAAATGATGTCGACCAAAAAGAAACTGTCTGCTGTGCTCTAAGATTATCGTATAGCATTTCAAATGATGAGTCATCAGGCATCTTGAACATGTACTTCACCATATTCTTATATGGTATCTGATACAGGTTACTCTTGTCCTCATGATCACCTGGGAGGAATCCTATCTCTCTTGTAGGTACAAGTGAACGCACCATGTACACCTTCTCGTATGGAGTAGAAGGATCTAATACATCTTGCATTGCAAGATACAAACTAATAAAAGTCTTACCTGTCCCTGCTGCACCATGAAGGACTAAGTTCTTTCCTTCTTTGTATGCATCAAAGACTTTCTTTTGATTATCTGTAAGAGGTTCAATCACACTAAGGTGATCGATATTAATTGGTGTCTTTCTACGCATAACCTTAGTTGGTATGTTTGCTAATGACTTCTTTGGTCTAGGCATTATGTGTATTGGGAAAGATTCGATTTAGGATGTTCTGCTTGGATCTTTTGCATGACTTCTTTGAAACCATCAGATTGTTTTGGTTTACCATACATGGTACCACCAATTCCTTCTGACCAGTCTCTGTCCCAGTCTGGATTCGATTCTCTCCACTCATCATATTCTTTCATAGTCATAGAGAGTTCTTTCTTTTCTCCTGTGGTCTTATTTATTAGAGGATAGGTAGGCATGTTATCTAATGATTGGCATTTGGTTTGTTGGATAATCTTCTGGTTCTGGTCCAGGCATAGGTTCATATCTTGGTGCTCTGTCAGCAGGAGAAGGACCAGTTGGTCTTCTGTAAAGCATAGTCTCTATGAGTAAGTTTATATCAGCAGAGATTTGCTGATTTGTCTCCGCCATAGTTCGGTACCCTGTACCTACTACGATCTGCCCCGCCACCACTGAGGTTGTTGCGATACCCCAGAAAATATAATACCATCTAGTCTTTACTTGTGCTTTTAGTTTGCGTACAACTTTCATAATTAATCGATCCTCAAACAAGGTTGTATTGATGCTGCGTAGTCATCTAATTCATCACAATCACAAGAACCATCACACCATTCTAGTGCTTCGGATATGATTGGAAACTGACATACGAAATGACGTTTAACAAGTGAAACTACATCCATGTGTTCCTTCTGTGTACCATTAGCACTACGAAGTTCTATGTAATGTATCCACGATCTCAAACTACCAGTCATGTATAGTTTGGTTGGAGTTGCAAGAGGGAGTACAAATCTAGCACACTCTTTTGCAATGCCATCAGCAAGCATCTTCTTATATAATTCCATACCATGCTCGAAGTGATCTTGGATCAAGATCTCATACTTCTGGATCATAGTAGGATCAAGGTCATTGATACTGTTCTGTCTGTTCTTACTGTCTTGTCGACGTAACTCAGGAACTTCAATGTCACCTAGCATGCTGCTGTCAGCATATCTCTGACTAAATTCTTGGAATGTAAAAGAACGATGTCTAAGTATCTGTGCAGCAAGTCCTCGTGTAGTTTCAATTTGTAATGTCATACTTGCCTGTTCAAATACAGACCAGTGACCATGCTTAATACAATACTTTAATAGTCCTGCAACCTTTGGATTATCTTGGTTGTTAGGGTTACTAACACGAGCGATATATCCTATTGTTTTTTCTGCATCAGGTGTCACAGAAATTAAACATACTTTTGGGTTCATCTTACAATAAATCTAGTCAAAATATATAATGCTACCGATTTCACATATCCGATAGCGGGTAATCCAAATAGAGCAGGCATACATATGTTCCATGCTGCCCAAACAAAAAATGGTAGTATTGCTATGCCAAGTAAGAAGTCAAGAAGCACCTCACCTTTATTAAAACCCCACATATATGCAGGATCATCTTTTGGATCTGGTTGTTTCTTAAAAGGAGACATGTTATACATCACCTTCTTTTGCGTTTCTTCTTCCCTGTTTCCTGTTGTTCTAACCATAATCTTGGTTGTATTCTCCCTTCGGTTTGTTTCCAGATCATCTTTGTGTCTTTGTAATTATCATAATAAAAATCAAAGATGTCTGCTTGTTTAGATGACATTACTATGTCGTGTGCGATTTTGGTACCATCGTTATACGAGATAAGGTATGAGTTTGATGGTAGTGATCTATCGTTTGCGTCTTCTGGTTTACAATCTCTTTTGAGTTGTTTCACCCTCGATTCCCCCATTTGATCTGTGGAAATGTTTCTTCGACGCATGCCTTAGTAATTTTGTATCTCTTGTTCAACTTCTTATCCTTTGCAAGGATAACAACGTTTGCTTCATCAGGATGTAGTCCTTCTAGAAGTTGGATGAACATTTGTTCACGTCTCATCATAGGGATCTTTGATCCACCTTTAAAGAAGTGATGAAGGATTCTACCTTCTTTCTCTAACTTAGTATGTTCTGTACCCTCTGGTGCTTCATTAGGTTTGTATGGTGGAGCACCTTCTGGCAGTAGACATTTAAGTGACTCATCATAGTTGATGATAAAGATAGACCTAAGCGTTTGAGAATCATGATCTTTAAGGATCTTGATCTTTTGTGCCTTGGTCTTGGCATTGTGTGCTTTTTGTAGCACCTCTGAGATCAGTAGTCTCATAATTAAAAATCAGTTGTTGGTAGGTAAGAATATTTATTAGTCTTCTTCCTCATCATATATTGTATCATCATCATCGGGAAAACGCAAGTATATCATCTCTTCCCCACTTAAATTACCTTCTTCGTCATACATTTCTGGGTGTAAGACTGCCTGTGTGTAGTCTTTCTTCTCGACCCAAGTATCATAGACATCTTTCAACTGCCATGACAGGCATGCACCTATTAAGAATGCTCCAACAGTCAAGACGGATACAATGTAAATGAATGCGGGATCTGCCATGTCTCTCTCCTGTTGTTTTAGTTATTTAGTCGCTTTCTTTTTACGACCTGGTTTACGTTCAGCATGGTAAGTCCATGCGTCATTTAACATACCATAGAGGTAGTCTTTTATCTTTCTTGCCTTTGGTTTTGGTATGTGACCGTACGCTTCAAGCAACTGTTTGTCACCACCTTTAATGTAACCTTCTAGTTGCATTATGATGTCATTGATCTCAGTTGCTGTGCTTGACTCAATAAATCTGTCTACTGAGGGACGAGTCCACTTTCCTGCTTTTAGATATGGATAGACCTTGAAGAGAAACTTACCATCTGGTCTCACTGCTGCATCTATTGCACGTTCAATCAGTTCGTAAAATTCCTCTTCATTAATCTGGTTCATAGATAGTTGCCTTCTCTCAAATATGAAATGGTCTCGGTGCAACCACCTTTCTTGACTCCATTGATAAGAATCTGTGGGAAGGTTGCAGTCTGTCCGAACTCTTGCTTGAATTGTTCGCGAGTAAACTGTTGACCGAGTGAGTACTCAGTATAACCCCAACCCTTTGTTTTGTAAACCTCTTTGATTTTTGTGCAGTAAGGACAACCAGATCTAGTATAGATTACGGTGCCACCAGGATTCTTTGACATGTTAATAAAGGAATAAAAAAGGGAGCGTAATGCTCCCTGATATTTAGTTTGGTATTGAACTTAGAATGTGTATTTTACACCCGCCTTTCCAGACCAGTCAATATCATCTTTGTTAGTAGCACCAGATAGTTCTCCGTATACACCAACTTTCTCGTTGATTGCCTTACCACCACCGATGTAACCGATTAGTTCAGTGTCACCGAACTTATCATCAGACTCAGTATGAGTTGTTGTAGGACCACCAGATACATACCAGTCAATTCCGTTAGGAGTTGTTCCTTCGTATCCAAGTTGGAATTCCCATGTACCAGACTCATATGCTCCATCAGGATATGAACCACTTGCTTCTACATTAACGTAAGGACCTGCAAACGCAGCACCAGAGAATAGAAGAGGAGTTGCAGCAAGTGCTGCGATTGTTGATTTGATCATTGTTGTTTTTATTATCTCGCAAGAAAAATCCCTGCGGATGTTAGACTACACCGACATGTGTGTCTTTTTATCTACGCAGGGGCACGATCTTTCGATCCCTTTGTATTGTTATTTAGTATACATTTTCTTTGGGATCTTGTCAAGCGTTAGGAAAAGGTAACAACCAACACGACCCTGCGTTTACTAATAGGAGGTTTCATACAGTGCCAACCATCAAAGATAACGATGTCATCCTCTAAGGGTTGGTGCATTTCCTGCGTGACAAAATTCTCATCAGTTATTATAGTCGGACCTCCTGCATCAGTCAAGTACACGATCAGATTATGATGTGGGAACTGATGATCTATGTGAGGAGGAGTGCTCTTTGGATTGTTGGAAGGGTGTACACAGTTAGCATTGACCCTGTACATACAGTTGACTGGTATGTTATTGAAATCAAAGATCTCATGTATCATTGGATAAACATTCTGAAACTGTTGTGATTGAACAGTAGGGAAGTAATGCTCTCCTATGGTACCAAACTTAGGACGTGATAATAGTTCATGACTATACCACCCATCTAAATTGTAGTCAGTTCCTTCTGAACCTACGACTGTGGTTGGTTTATAGTACCATGCAAAGTCACCTTTAAGTAGTAACTCTTTTGTCTGATGATATAGTTGAGTGTCGGGACACTTCAAGTGTGTAAATGTCATTTAGATAGGAAATCTTTTACGTCTTTTACTTCTTCTGGTGTTAGTTCTGGTTTCTCTTCTTCCTTCACCTGTTCTATTCTAGTAGGTGGTGCAGGCATGTCAACCTCTTTCATATCTATTCTATCTAATTCACCTTTCCAACCGTGATAGTATTTCTTCATCTTTTTCAGCATCTTCTTACGACCCTTGGGATCGTTCTCATACTTACCTAAGACCTTCGTCAAGGCATTCATTCTACGGACCGAGTGCATAAGACTACGATCAACTGCATTATCACCAAATCCTTGTGGCATTAGTAAACCTCATCAATAGTTAGTTTAAATTTAATTCGATCAACTTTCTGATCTGACTGACAGAGATACCAGAGATTAGAATCTCTATTGTGTGACTCCTGATAGAAAACTTCACGAGGTGTGAATCTTTCTGGATCGGATTCTCTATCCTCTGCTTCTAGTATGATCTCTCTGGGTAGAGAAACGTTAGTACCATTATCCCTAGGATAGTATGGAGTTACAGATCCTGCAACGTTCTGATACTTATTCTTCTGTGCTTGGACAGGAGGGTATTGCAGTTCAAACTCTTGACCTATTTGGTATGCGTCACCTTCGGTAACACCAAATACTTCTACTCCTGCACACCAGTATATACTATTTCCATACCTTAAATCAACCCCCTCTACAAAGTCAGTAGGAGGTACAGTATATGGCCAGAATGCCATCCTTACCTTTCCGTTGGGGATCGTATCTACGATACGTTCCTGTGCACCAAACTCACCTAACACATAGTCATGCATGAATGACATCTTACTATACTGTCCGTTAGATGTTGGTACAGTACCCATAGGATATCCTCCTGCGTTACCGTTAGTAATACCACTAGCATAGTATGCATCAAGTAAGTTATGGAATGCTTGTTTGTCTGAACCACTTGCACCAGGTGCCTTATAGTGTCCAAACCATGCAGTAAATCCATTCTTGTTACTGTGCTGGAAGAAGTTGCTGTCTACTTTCAATCCTGTGTTACCCTCAATAGTCTCTGAGGGTTTACATATGAGTCCACGGTTGAACTCAAACAGTGTGTTGTAATAGATACCACGATCACCAGTGGTACTAGACCTTGTGTATGAACCATCAGCATCATGATTACTAGACATGATGATACCTCTTCTACCATTGGTGCCACCCTCATAGAATCCAGGGTATGCATTCCTGCTATTGTCACCCATTTGTTGTCCCCACTCAGAACCACCATAGTAATTGTCATTCCAGTATGTGTTATCAGCAACCTGTTGTCCATTGTCCCACACCACAACCTTATCAGTCCATGACTGTGCTCTGTTGTCCCAGAGTTGTATGCTGAGTTTCTTGATCCTACCTTGGTTACCTGTGTCAGTGTCTGTCCTAGGTGAGTTAGATGCAATTCTACTACGTCCTGCTGCTTCTCCTGCTGCTGGTGATGTAACTAAGTTAGTTGACCATGGTTTCTCAAACTGTTGTGATGATACATCCATCATGATCAGACCAAAGGAACATGATCCTGATGCTGGTCCCTTGCTTATCTCTTCGAGTTTATATGTCAGTGTGTCACCTTCTGCAACAGTAAACTGTCCAAACGTATGTCCTATCCTTGGCCATGTTGCAACGTTTGCTGTGTAATCTACGATAGTAGAACCATTCTTCTTAAATGTAAACCTAAACTTAATCTCCTCTGCTTCTGGTGCACGAATCATTATTCCATATGCTTTCAATTCTAATGTGCCTGCCTTCAATGTTGTAATAGTTTGTGTCCTATTAACCTCTGCTGTATACTCACCACTACATACACCAACAGATGCATTCTCTTGTCCAGTAGCAGAACTCTGAGGTACAGGTGAACCACATCCAGTACGAGTCACAGTAGTCTCTTCAAAACAATTATCAAACTGTG